TGGTTTAGTTCTCAATCTACTTCTTATAAAACGAGAAGCAGTGTTTAAAGTTTGTGTTACAAGTTCTTGTTCACTTCTATTGTTATCAACAATTAACATTTTATTAGGACTAAACAATCTTTGAAACGAACCTATATTTGCCTGTACACCTTGCCAATTCTTTTTTACAATATATTCTGGTATTGATCTTGGTCTACTTTTATTTCTTTCCATCGCAACTTCTAAATTTGTATTAACAAATACCATATAACAATCATATCCGATATGTCTTAATAATGCAACTTGACTTTGTACTAATTGTAAATCTCTGCCTGTTGCGTCTATAACTAATCCTAATCTACCTTGTATGTAAGTATCTAATGCTGAAGCGGTAGTCGTTTTTGCTTTTTGTCTAATAATGTTTCTAAAGTATTCTTCTTCGTCAGGCATTTTAAGAGATAAGTTTGCTTGTTTTAAACCTCTTTCAAACGATCTATCAGAATTTACTACTTTTAAACCTGTTCCACCAAAAGCAGTAGCAGTTACAAAAGTTTTACCAGAACCAGGACCACCTGCAAGAAAAAATGCTTTGAATCAACTTTTAATCCTGTACCTGCAAATGCTGATTGAGTAACAAATGTTTTACCAGAACCAGGACCACCTGCAAGAAAAAATGCTTTGAAGATACCTGGATCATAAACACCCTCGTTTATATATTGTCTGATTTCGTCTAAAGTTTTTTTCATTTATTAAACCTGCATAGTCCTAGGAACATCTACTAAAATACCCTCACCAAATACATTCATTTCGTGTGTTCCTGAAGCAGTTTGTAGTTGAAATTGAATATCTGTTTTTTCATTATACTTAAATGGTATTCTTCTTTGAATATTCATTTGATTAAAAAATGTTGTTCTTGCCACATTGTATTGTTGACCATTAGAGTTTTGACTAAAGTTTCTAAAAAGACCTGGTTTGGCAGCTGTACTATCATTTGAAAATGCGTCAATACGATATAAGTAAAATTCTTTATTTGCTGGCACAGTATAGATACTTGCCTGATTTCTACCATCACCCGCCCTAATGCCTGCATAGTTAACGGTCTTTCCTGTATTTGATATTGTAATTAACCCTATATTTGTATTGCCTGAAGTTAAAATTACATCATTGATTCTAAAAAAAAGTTTGTTTGTGTTTATATCACCACCACCATTGATTGTAACCACATCTGATATTTCAGCATAGTTAGCGTCTAGTCCTTGTATCAATAATGTTTTACCATCATCACTAGCACTTGCTGATGTTACTGTCATTGTAATCGCTGAACTTGGATAAGCATATACTGAAGCAAACTCCCAAGCAGGTATAAATGAAGTTGTTACTGCAACTTGATAACCAAATATGTTTCTTGTTACAGAACCTCTAATTAGGCCTCTACTAACTTGTATATTTTGTTCTGTTAAATATCCTGTTGCCATTATCCTTTAACCCAATCTTTTGCAATAGTAAAGTTTGCTCTACTAAATTCTAATCTATCTACAAGTTTAACTGCACCTGCTTTTCTATCTACTGCAACAAATCCTTCTGGATTAGTTACTCTATAACCACTTGATGTTCTAATAAAGTGACCTATGTTTTGTATTTGAGATAGTTTTTGTATAAGAAAATTCTTTGCATTTGCTAAACTTACGTGACTAGCAATTGCAAAATATAAAGCACTTTTGTTTCTATCAATAAATTTTAAATTTGTTTTTAATGCGTCTTTATATTTTTGTTTACCACTTTCAGTTTTTCTAGCATCTATTTCTGCTCTTAAAATTTGTTCGTAATATTCTCTAAACATTTCTTGTAATGTTTTTACCTTTGCTAATGAAGTGCCTTTACTATTTTTTATGTAATAATTAAAAAATGACTTTAATCTAAACCCAACTGATAAACTATCATTTGATTTCATTATATCTAATAAAGGTGCCGCCTTTGATAATGAACCTTGTGCCATTCTTAATAATGCGTCAAACGAAGATAATTCGGAAGATGTAAATGTAGATGAACCAGATGTATCGGTATATCCTGCACTTGCTAAAAATACGGAAGACGAACCTGATTTGCCTGATACTGTACCAAATCCTGCTGTTAATGATTTCATATCTCTACCTGTGTAATACGTATGAAATACAATTCCTAATCTTGCTCTTGCAATTCTTCTACCAATGGATGAGTCAGATGGTACTGCATATGTTATTGTATTCGGTGTAAATGTAATCATTTTTTCACCGTCTATAACAGCAGACTTTAAATCACCTTTTGTAAATAATAAATCACCTTGATAGATACCTGTTATGCCTAATCTTTTTAATTCTCGTAAACAAACATTTAGTTTATCTGCTACAGGACCACTATGATTTTTTCTTATATCGGAAGGTGTATAATTGATTTTAGGTGTTACGTTGAATACTGATTTTGTGCCGACAAAGAATTTGCCGTTTTCTGGATTGATACCACAGATGATAGCAGGTGCACCATCCCATTTAACAGACATATTAACACGTCCGCTAGAAGAACCAGCTAGCATATTTCTAACTGACTTTAAAAAATTAATTGCGTTACGACCACCATCTGAACCACGATTTATTATATCATCTTCTAAATGTTCTAAATGTGTGTTCTTATCGCTTGTAATAAAACCTTTAAAACTAAACATTTCTCTCTCATTTTTCCCATAACTATATTCACTTTGTCCATATAAATCAATTAAATTATAACACTATTTATAAGGTTTGTCAAGTCTATTTCGTAACACCTTTATATTGAAGTTTTAACATATTAAATTTACCTATTTTTCCTTTAGGTTTTTCTGGTCTAAAACCACTATCTGATCTGATAACCATTTTAAGAGTAAGTTTTTTATTTTTACTCATTAAATCTATAAACCATTCTTGTACAGAATTGGTGTTTAAATATGCTTTGATTTTAGTAACTTTAGGTAAGAAATTAGGTAAAGGATCTCCTAGTTCCATATAATTTTCTTTAACTGCTTTAATTAATAGTAATGGTACTTTTTGTTCTTTTTGTAATCTAAATTCTTTTCTGATCCACTCTTTAGTTGCTTTTACATTTTTGTTTACTATCTTTACAAGTTCTTCTCTACACACTTTTGCCATTACTTGATATGCTTTATCAAAAGCGTTATTTGTTTTATCGCCACCACTTCTAGTCCAAAATGCAACTAGACCTGCAACCATATCTGGATGTGGTTTTTGTCTTTCATTTTGTACTTCGTAATAATTATTTTTAGTAACTGACTTAGGAGTTTTAATTTTAGAGTAAACTTCTTCCCATAATCTATTTTTTAATTTTGTTTCTGCTTGACTATCTATTTCTTTATAATAGGGTTGCCTTAAAGTTGTTCCTACGTATGTGTTTAGTTTTGGTTCCATAGTTTTTTCACCACCTGCTTTTAAACTAACACCTGTGATTTCTTTATTTGTGTGCATTAGAAATACATCACCAGAGTGATTATCAGGAACACCTTTTGGTTTTTTTCTATATCCCCATACTACATAACTGATAGGATTTTCTGCGTGTGTGTCATACAAATACTTTGTTATGGCATAAGCATTCTGTATTTTTTCTTCTTTCATTCTAGGTTCTATTTTTGAGAAAGCTAAGGTGATAAATTTTTCACCTTGTTTTTTATCTTTATCATCAACGTATGCTTTATTACTTTTACTATTATCGTAATCGTAAATAAAATTTTCTAGTTCTTTTGAGTTTGTAGGTTTAGAATTTTTAGTATTAAACCATAATGCAGGAAATAATTCGGTCATTGTCGCTGTGACCGTTGTTTGTTCCATTCCTTGTAAATATGCCATATATCTCTCCTATAACATATTTATAAGAGAGTGTCAAGCTGTAATATAAAGAAATGAAGGAATACCACCGTTAGGTTGAAATACACTGTTCCCACACACGGTGTTTGTTTTGAAAGTCTGCTACTCTTTGTGCGTCTTCTTCAAAGAAAAATTCAGCAATTGTTTTGCTATTAGGTTGTTCTATGACAGCCCATAATATCTTACGATTACGCTTTTTCATCTTAACTTCGTATGTAAGTTTATCGTAATCTTTATCGTGTTTTGGTCGTCTATCACCTTTATTAAATCTTACTTTTTGTTTTTTAGGCATTATATTTTAAAATCAGAAAACTTATCATATGGGTCTACCTTTTTGATTTCTGGATCCTTTCCTCTATCTACTATGTTTTGTGCTGTATTTTCTACATCATACAGTTTCATTTTTGCCCTATCTACACCTACAATAAATGATCTGTTCATTGCAGGATCATTATATCTGTTCTTTAATTGTTTGACTTTCATTTGACCTAGTTGTTCTAATTCTTCATTTGACATTAGAGCAAACATAAAGTCAGCAGTTGCAGGTAGACCAAAACTTTCGGAAGTATCTTCTAAACCAATATCTGTAGAAACGAAACCAGTTCTTGTTGTTTGAGTTGCACTAAAAATAGGTACATTAAACTCAACAGCAAGACCTCTTAATTCTTCGGCGATTGCCTTAATATAAAAATAAGATGATATGTTACCACCTTTAAATCTAGCACTAGCACAGATATTTAAATAATCAATAAACAATACATCTGGTCTAAATGATTTCTTTAATGCAAGTTCATTTAATAAACTTCTAAAATGTCCACTATGAGCAGACGCCGTAGGATATTCTTTAATAATTAATTGACCGTTTGTTTTGTTTTTAACTTTTAGTATTTTAGAATCATACAAGTCTTTTGGTAATGCGTGTAAATCATCTATCGTTGTATCTAATAAGTTTGCGTCAATTCTTTCTGCAATTCGTTCCTCTGCCATTTCTAAAGTAATATACAATACATTTAAACCTTGTGATAGATAAGCACTAGCACAATGACACATAAACAAAGATTTACCGACACCTGTACCTGCAAGAGCAATGTTTAAAGTTTTACTTGGCACACCACCTTTTGTAATCTTGTTGAAGTAAGATAAATCAAACTGATACTTTTTCTCTTTAGTATGATACCATTTAAATCTATCTTCAGCGTCACCTATGTAATCGTGTCCGATATGATTATCAAAACTAACTGCTAATGCGTCTGCAAGAATACTAGGTATTGCCTCTTGTGTTCTCTTTTGATCTTTACCATCTAAAATTTTAATACCGTCTAATACTGCATTATGCACGGCACGGTCTTTACAAAACTTTTCAGTTGTATCTAACAACCATTGTTGTTCAACTTCTTCTGGATTTAATGTAGATAATAATTCTTTTACAGATTTAACTTCATCATCATTTATATCTTTACGATAACCTAATTCAATAAGTAAAGTTTCTTTTGTAGGTAAGTTTTTATACTTCTCAACAAATGTATTGATCTCTTGGAATAAAATCTTTTCTTCTCTTTTTGTAAAATAAATTTCATTTACAAAAGGTAAAGTCTTACGAGTAAACTCCTCATTGAAAATGAGGTTTCTTAATATCGTTATTTCTATTCTTTCGTTATTGATGTTCAAGGACAGCGGTGCCATTTTCTATTTGTTTCTCCAGTAGTTCAATTAATATATCTCCAATATAGTCTATAAAGTCTTGTTTGTCAATGCTGGTTTCTTCGTGTGGATTGAAAATAATATCATAATCAAATTTCATAGGTAAAGTACCATCAGGTTTTTCTTCTTTTGCAAAAACTACTTTACCGTATTTGTAGATAACACCTTTGTACTTGCCTTCTAATAACTTTATACAAGTAAAGTCATCACCTTCTTTTTGTACAAAAACGTATTTCTTATTCTTCGTCTGATCCGTAACTGAATTTCTTTTTGGCATATTCATCAATCTTATTTAATACTTCTTTTGTAAAATATTTTTCAGGATCCTCATTGATGTTTTTACCAAATACTTTTGAACCATCAGGCATTTCATATCTTGTAGATACTTTTTTAAATACACCTGCTGCCTCGCCAAGTTCTAATAAGCCATAATACTTATCAAGTCCTTGTTTGTATGTAAGTCTTACATCAATTTGAGCATTTTCTTTTGTTAACCTTGATTTATAATTTTTACAATGAATAATATTACCAACTACTTCAGTACCGTCTTTCTCTTTACGTTTACCTAGGTAGATGATTGATGAAGCGGCGTACTTCAAACCTGAACCGCCACCCATTTCTTTTTGTGGGAACATAGAACCAATAACATCATAAGTGTGATTGGTCATTATCATAGGTATATTTGCTTTACCTAATTTAAGTGTTAAAACTCTAAACGTTGATTTGACTATTTGTGATCTAGTCATATCTCTTGTTTCTTTACCAGC